TTTTGTTTTATGCCTGGCAACCCCGGGCTCTTACGAGCCACTTTCTGCCAACGTCATGGAGCGATAACCGCTCAACTAACATCTCATACGCGTAGGAACCTTTATTCATCATGATTTGATCTCCACGTAATAAACATGGCAAAGGAGGGATACAAGCCCTCCACATACTCGCTTCATGATATATCCTACAGCCACGTGTTGGTATGCGCAGCTGGTATATGCTTCAGCAACCCGCCCGTTGGGGCGATACTAGACGTAGTTAACGCCAAAGCGAAATAGGTGTCATTTGCAGCATTAAACGTATTATTAGTGTTGGTTTCTATAGTGGCCAACTGGGCAGTTATTTCAGTAAGCAAATAAGGAACGCTAGCACCAATTCCAATCGCCGCAGGCGCTAGATTGGTGTTTAACGTGCTCACATTGCCATTAATAGCTGTCAGTGTTGTATTGCCAGTATTGACGCTAGTAGTCAATGTAACCAACTGTCCTAATATCGCGTTTAACAGCGTGTTGCTAGTTGTTAGCAACGTTTCAATATTCGCTAAATGGCCGTTAGTAGCCATAGTATTATTTGCTGTCAACCCAGTATTGTTAAGGATAGTATTCTCGATACCGTACAATAATGTTAGTATATCGTTGGTGGTCATTGTTTGTCCGAGGAACGTAATTGAACCACCAACCCCAACGTCCTGCACAAAGATAGCCTCCGGAACAGTAACACGCGGATTCAACGGTGCACTTAACAGAGTTAAAGCGTTCGCACGCTCGGCTTGATCAGCCTGATCCTGAGCGGGCTCAGTCATCAAACCTGACCGATAATCCAGGCAGGCGTTTGTTCGCCTAGATTAATGCCAGAATTGAAGCCTATGCAATCACCCGCTTGAGTGAAATTGTCAGGATATACAGACCAGAAGGACACAACGCCTCCTGCCCCACCGGTTGATGTGGCATAAGCTGGTACTGGGGAATTAGCCGTAAACCATTCAACGGGTGGACGCCCGAAGAAAACGACTTGTCCCGCCGTTAGATTGCTAAAACCATTAGCCGGGTTTGTAGTGAATGAACCTGCAACAGCCTGACCGTTGAGATTCAAAGCAGCTGACGAACCCTGCGGAATGTAAAAAGCAACCGTGGAAAACGGCTGGTCATCTACAGTGGGCAATTGCGGACGAGCGAATTCGATGCTGTATTCAACACGCAACGTCCAAGACAACAACGTGCCTACAGTAACGTTCACAGCTGGTTGTGTGAACGTCATTATAAACCGCCCCTGGGATCCGGTGACTGAGCTTGCCCCGTTGAGTGGGTCTGCAAGACTAGTCTGGAACCAGTTAAACGGCGTATAACCTCTGCGACAGTCGAAAGCAATGGAAAATGAAGCCCAAATTGGTGCAGTACGCGCACCAGGCAAAGCAAGAACATAGCCAACATTGGTAGTAACGCTTCCTCCGGGCGTAGACCCGACGGATGTATCGCAACCAACGGCAATCTGTCCACCAAAGCTTGTTGGTGAGCTTGACTCGATATGGAAAATGCATTTGCGAAAACGATAGTAACCCCATAGGGATGCTTCATCTGCTGCTCTCGTTGTCAACCAAGTTGACGGGTTGATGTCCACTAAGTAGATTTCAGTACCTAACTGACTAGCTAGGGTGGTAGTGATCTGTGGTGTTCCTAAAAACTCTGTTGCCTGAAAAATACGCCGTGAAGGTGTATTGTTCCGGATAACAGTCGGCATGTAAGCCACGCCAACGACTTGTTGTGCATTATTTGTGGTATTAGCGCCACCGCCAGCTCCTCGCCTGGCACGCTGTTTTCGGCCCTTTCGAGCCCCACCTTTTCGGCGGTTTTGCCTCGTGGTCTTAACCATGGTGCTCAGTGACCGCACTGACGTTCTTTCGCCCAAAGCTCTAACAAAGGATCTGCGAGGCTTGCAGTAGCAAAGTATCGTTCTAAAGCCATTTGTTCGCCCGGCATGATGTCCCACGCCAGAGCAAATGACGCACGCGCATGCGTCGTGACTTCTTTGCCGGTATATGCTGGTTCCCGCCAAGTACGGTAATATTCATCGTCGGCTAGTGGTCTAACCTCGGGAACGACTTCACAAAGCCGTTTACCCAAGGCGCCGAAGATTGGTATTCCATCACCTAATTGACGCTCTGACTCCGCTATTCCACGCGCTAATCGAACCCAGCCAATACCCCTTTGTTTCCGGATTGTGTACTGCATGCGACCACACGCGCGTTCGTAAGCGCGGGTCATACGCCACCCATCACCGGTATAGATGGGTTTCGTCTGGCAAAATGAAACATGTTCAGGCTCTTTGCATGTACCTTCGAGGGTCACTTCGAATCCGTACAACTCAAAGAAATCTAGTTTCAAATCACCTACATACTTAGTCGGGACATTCAACACACAGTCATCACCATCCAACAAGATCCGCCACTCCTCCCTGGGTACTCCAAGGTGCCGCAACCACAACATCAAAATAGTGAGATTGATGATGTTATTACCTAATGAGGTATTAAAATCTCCGCTCATACGGCCGCCTTTCACCTTGTAGTAGTAACCTTCCCGCGAGTAGCATCTGTTATTTAGTTGGCTTCGAAGGGCGTCGCGTAGTTCGGCGTCCTGGAAAATCCAATTATACACGGCATGTTCGAGACTAAGATGATCGACCGATATATGGCCATCGAACTGCTTGTGATCTAACATAACATAAGTACGATCTTCACCAAACATTGCTGCCACAGCTTCTCCTCTCTGGTAACTATTCATGTGTTTGGCAAACACAGGAAAACCATTGAGTTCACTTGCGTAAAGCTCTTTCTCGAATGGGGCTAATGATTGTGCAACATAGGCAGTATATTCCTTAGTTCGAAAATGTATGAGCCTAGGTGGCTTGGTCTTAGCCACGTCATGTTTCTCGAACTTCACCATAGTGCCTATAATTCCATGATTATGCAACAACCCAGTCTCGG